TCTAAAAACTCTACAAGATGAAGCAAGCAGTGAATCCCTAGCAACCTCTTATAACGGATACCTAATAAAAATTATAACTGTACCGTTTTCAAGTACAGTAAATAGAGTTAAAGCAGTAGCGTATGATTCTAATGGAGTTCCTGTTCTAGAAACAGACCTATCATTCACCACACAACCACAACTCCTTATAGACCAGTTAAAATTAAAAATAAATTCTGAATTCTAAAGGATAAAATATTTATAAAAGATGGATACCAAATTATTTAAAAAACTCATCAAAGAAGCTGTAAAGGAAGCTATACAGGAAGAAATGAAAGACATCCTGTTGGAAGCAGTACGTGCTCCTAAAACAATCATTCAAGAAAGTTATGCTCAACCGGTTCAAACCCTAGCAGGCACATCAACCGCTCCCTCCATTAATGCAAGGGATAAATACAAAGAGTTACTAGGTGGAATGATGGAATCAAGAAACGGAAATATCTCAATGGGATCAAACGATGCTCTAGGCTTCGGTGCACAACCTGGTTATAGACCACCTGCAACTGCAAACACAACCGGTGAAGGATCATCATTACCTCCAGGAGAAGTAAACCTAGACCAAATTATGGGTCTTATCAATAGGAAGTAATGGCATTTAGAATTCCAAATAAATTTCCGATTGACACTAAAGCTAGAGTTGCTGTAGGTGTTAGTATACCGTTTAGCGGAACAGCAGTTTTTAATTCAACATATCAAACCTCAGATCAAATAAAATCTAACCTCTACAATTACTTTATGACAAATAGAGGAGAGAGGGTATTTAATACTTACTTCGGCGGAAATTTAAGAAGCACTGTTTTTGAACAGATATCAGATAATAATATAGATAGTTTAAAAACTATTATATCCAACGATTTAAAAGCGTATTTTCCGACCATAACTGTTAATTCTTTAGATGTTTTCGGATCACCAGATTTAAATGTTGTAAAAGTAGTTTTAAATTATAGTGTTGTAAATTTTGGAATTAATGATACGCTTGAATTAATATTAGTATAATGGCAACAAAAAGAGATATAAAATACATTAACAGGGACTTTACAGATTTTAGAACTCGACTTACCGAGTTTGCCCAAACATATTTCCCTACAACCTATAACGACTTCACTCCAGCATCGCCAGGGATGATGTTTATGGAAATGTCTGCTTATGTAGGTGATGTACTATCTTTTTACCTTGATAACCAAATTCAAGAAACATTTATACAATACGCTCAACAAACTAGGAACTTATATGAACTAGCTTACCTTTTAGGGTATAAACCTAAAGTAACAGCTGCTGCAACAGTTTTAGTAGATGTATATCAACAAGTACCTGCCACAATTACAGGAGATCCCGATTGGGATTATACATTAGCTATACCGGAGAATACAACTATAACCTCTACTAATGCTAATATAAGTCCTTTCTTAACTCAAAATAAAGTAGATTTCTCTTTTTCCAGCAGTCTAGATCCCACTGAAGTACAAATTTATCAGATAAATACAGGAACGTCTCTTCCAACAACCTACCTGTTAAAAAAACAAGTTCAAGCTATCTCTGCTATAATCAAAACAACAACTTTCAGTTTTGGAACACCACAAGCTTTTTCTTCTGTTAATTTACTAGATACTGATATTATAGGTATTTTAGATATAGTAGATAGTGATGGTAACGTATGGTATGAAGTAAGTCACCTTGCTCAAGACAGCATTTATGACTCAATCAGAAATACAAACCCTAACAATCCGAACTTTTCTGCAAACGATAACATCCCTTACCTACTACAGACCAAATTAGTACAGAGGAGATTTGCAACTAGATTCTTAAATGAAACGACTCTGCAGCTTCAATTCGGTTCCGGTACAACTTCTGATATTGATGAAGATATTGTTCCAAATCCAGAAAATGTTGGATTAGGATTACCTTCTCAGCAGGATAAATTAACAACTGCATTCTCTCCTACAAACTTCATATTTACTAACACTTACGGTATTGCACCTTCAAATACAACCTTAACAGTTCGTTATTTAGTAGGCGGTGGTGTTAGTGCTAATATACCTGAAAATAGTCTCACTCAGATTGCAACAAGTAACATTACGTTCAATAATAATAACATAGGGAACTCTACGTTAGCAAACACTATCTTTAACTCACTAACTATAAACAACCCAGTTGCAGCCTCAGGAGGTCAAGATGGAGATAGTATTGAAGAATTAAGACAGAATAGTTTATCTAACTTCCAGAATCAACTAAGAACTGTAACAGTAGATGACTTTATACTTAGAGCGTTGAGTATTCCTTCAATATACGGAACCGTATCCAAAGCATATGCAGAGCCAACTAAAGCAGACGAGAATTCATCAAGCACAGTATCTCTATATGTACTAACTTACGATAATAGTAAAAAATTAACAACCGCATCGCAGACTTTAAAAGAGAATTTAAGAACATACCTGTCTGAATATAGAGTAGTGAATGATGCAGTTGCAATCAAAGATGCCTTCGTTATTAACATAGGAGTTCAATTTGAAATCGTAACTTATCCGAACTATAATAGCAACCAAGTTTTAAATAACTGCTTAGTTAGTCTAACAGATTATTTTAATATAGACAAGTGGCAGATCAACGAACCTATCGTTCTAAAAGACCTATACTTACTGTTAGATAAAGTGGAGGGAGTTCAAACAGTTAAGAACATAAATATAGTAAATCTTACAACTGCTGACGGTACTTACAGTACTTATGCATATGACACAGCAGGAGCTACTATAAACAATGTTGTATATCCCTCTATTGATCCTATGATCTTTGAAGTTAAATATCCTAATATTGATATTAAAGGGAGAGTAGTTTCTCTTTAATTCCTATTTATAATAAATGGCAGTTTATAAAATTTTCCCTGAAAAGGACGCTACCTTGTATAGTGAATACCCGAATATGAATTCCGGTATTGATGAAATCATTGAAGCTACTACTGCTGAATCCTCTGCCGGAATACCTACAGTTAGTAGATTCTTAGTACAATTCAACCAAAATCAAATCAACGACACCGTTGCAAACACCGTATCAGGTGCATATAAAGCATACTTAAGAGTATTTGTAGCTTCCGTAGATGGATTATCTCAAACTACAACTGTAGCTGTATATCCAGTATCTGGATCATGGCAGAATGGAACAGGTAAATATTTAGATAGTCCGGAAGTTCAAAACGGAGTAAGTTGGAACTTTAGAACAACTTCAGGTTCTAACGCATGGGCTACTACTTTCGGAACTACCGGTGCAACGGGATCCTGGACTGGATCTGTTACCGGCGGCGGTAATTGGTATACAGGCTCTTCTTATGCTCAAAGTGTTTCTTTAGGGTATAGGAGTGTTTTCGATTTAAACTTTGACGTAAGTAATACGGTAGCTGCCTGGACTGCAAGTGTTCTACCTAACGATGGATTTATTATTAAGCAGGGTGATTCTTTCGAATTTTCAACCGACGTAAGTAAAAGAACTGCTCTTAAATACTTCTCAGTAGATACCAACACAATCTACCCTCCGCAGTTAGAATTTAAATGGAATGATTTTTCTTACAGTACCGGTTCATCTACACAGACTGTTATTAATACAGCAGACCTAGTATGCTCTCTCGGTAACAACCTAGGTACCTACTACTCAGAATCAGTACAGAGATTTAGATTGAATGTAAGGCCGCAATACCCTGCTAGAGTATTTACTACAAGTTCCTTCTACACTACAAACTACTATTTACCAACAGCTTCTTTCTGGTCAATCAAAGATTTAGATACAAATGAAGTTGTAATTGACTTTGATAGTACTTATACTAAGATTAGTGCTGATTCTAATAGTAGCTATTTTGACGTGTATATGAACGGTCTAGAACCTGAAAGGTACTATCAGATCTTAATAAAAACAACTATTGACGGCACTACTAAAGTGATAGATGATAAAAACTATTTTAAAGTTACTAACGGGTAATGAGTGAAAAGATCGGACTTACAAAGAACGTATATAATAAACAGCAGTTTGAAAAAACTGTAAATACTACTTTCTCCGAACTAGGTGTAACTCAAACAAACACTGACACTCAAGTAACCCCTACTATTACAGTAGATGAATTCTTTAAATATTACCAAGATCTATTTTTTACTATTCCTAAAGAAGGTGCAATTAATAGTC